AGAGCGCGAACGCGAACAAGTGCAATTGCTCGCGAGTTACGGGTTCTCGCCGAAGGAAATAGCCCGGTTACTCGGCATTGCGACGCGAACGCTCGAGCATCAATACGCGAGCGAGGTCGAGCTAGGCCGCTTGATGGCAACGGCGAAAGTTGCCGCGGTCGTGTTCCGCGCAGCGACGCGACGGCGCAACCCATCAATTCCGGCCGCGATGTTTTGGCTACGGACCCAAGGGGGGTGGGCGGCTGAGCATCGTTACGTGGGGGTGAAGGAAAAAGCGCTGCTGGCCGCTACGGTTGACGAGGTCAAAGAGGGCGAATCGTGGGACGCGCTCCTCGAATCCAAGCCGGTGCAATGAGAAACGGTCGGCGACGCGCCAGGACGCGCCAGGAGGCGCGAACGGGGCCTCGCCGATACCGGCATAGCCTAAACCGGCCGCAACGCCTCCTATGGCCTTTGGCATGGTCGAGTTATGCCGGTTGACCTCAGCCGGACCGATTGGGCGGTACGCATTGCCGCTGGGCAGTCGCTTTTACCCGATGCTCTGCCGTTGAATCGGTTGCAGGCCGAGCGCGCGGTCCGGGTATTCGACCGACTGCGCCTGCCCGACGTTGAGGGTCGCCCGCTGCTGGCGGACGCGTGCGGGGATTGGTTTCGCGACCTCATCCGCGCATTGTTCGGCAGCTACGACGCCGCGGCGCGCGAGCGCTTTATCCGCGAGGTATTCCTCCTCGTGCCCAAAAAGAACTCGAAAACGACCTACGGCGCGGCGTTAATGCTGGTGGCGACGTTGCTCTCGCCGCGCCCGCGCGCCGAGTTCCTCTTTGTCGCCCCGACGCTCGAGATTGCCGGGCTCGCGTTCGCGCAGGCTGTGGGGATGATTGAGGCGGACGTGGCGCTGGCTCGCAAATGCCACGTACAGAGCCATATCCGCCAGATAACGTATTTGCCTACGGGCGCGTTCTTGAAAGTAAAGAGTTTCGACCCGCGCACGGTAACGGGCTCCAAGCCTTGCGGCGTGCTCTTGGACGAGACTCACGTTATTGCGGGATCGGTCGACGCGGACCGCGTCATCGGGCAATTGCGCGGGGGCTTGATATCTCAGCCCGAGGGGTTCCTCGTGCAAATCACGACGCAATCGGAGCGCCCGCCCGCGGGCGTATTCCGCGCCGAATTGCTTAAGGCTCGAGCGGTGCGCGACGGCCGTCTCGTCGCGCCCATCCTGCCGCTGCTGTACGAATTCCCGAGCGGCGTCGACTGGCGCGACGCGGCGACCTGGCGGATGGTGACGCCTAACGACGGCCGCTCCGTCGACGTTGCGCGGCTCGTGCCGGACTATCACGCGGCCATGGAAGCGGGCGAGGGAGAGCTACGTCGCTGGGCCTCGCAGCATTTAAACGTTGAGATAGGAATCGCGCTCGGGTCGGACCGCTGGCCCGGTGCGCTCGATTGGGAGGCGCAAGCGCGCGATGGCTTGACGCTCGAGGCGTTGCTCGAGGCGAGCGACGCGGTCGCCGTGGGTATCGATGCAGGCGGGCCGGAGGACTGGCTAGGGCTGGCCGTCCTCGGGCGCGAGACGGGGACCGGGCATTGGCTTTGCTGGTCGCGCGCATGGGTTCATCAGCGCAGCGTCGACGGGCGCAAGGGCGAGGCCGAAAAATGGTACGACTACCAGCGCGAGGGCGACCTCGTGATCGTGCCCGCGCTGGGCCCCGACGTAGTCGACTTGATCGCGTTGGTACGCCGCGTGTACGAAAGCGAAAAGCTCGTGCGCGTCGGGCTCGACCCCGCGGGCGGTGCGAAGGTCCTGCATCAATCCTTGATCGTCGAGGGCGAACTCCCCGAGGAATTGTTCGTCGGCATCGGCCAGGGGTGGCGCTTGCAGGGGGTGCAAAAACTCATCGAGCGGCGTTTGTCGGAGGGCTCGTTTTGGCACGCGGGACAATCGATGCTCACCTATTGCGTGGGTAACGCGCGGGTCGAATTGCGCGGTAACGCCGCGGTCATTACGAAAGCGTGTAGTAAGGGAAAGATTGACGCGCTAATGGCGGTATTCGACGCCGGGGAAATACTCGCGATGGCCCCGGGCGTGCTCTCGATTGACGCGATGATCGCGCCCGCATGAGGGCGAAAAAAAGCCCGCGCGAGGCGGGCGGGGATGCCAAGTAGGCGAGCGCTTGGGAGGACAGCCAGAACGGCAACCCCGCGCCAATGTTAACCGCCCGCAATGCGCGGCTTGGCGAGGCCGAAGTAAACGCGCAGGAGTTCCCACTCCGCGGCCGGGCAATTGCGGCGACCGGCCTCCCAGCCGTACACGGTGGCCGCGGTGCAATACACGAGCGCGCCGAACGCCTCCGCGCTGAGGCCGCAGCGCTGGCGCAGCGCGGCGACTTGCGTAGCGGTCGGGCGCACGACGGTCGGAGGGTCAGCGCGGCTCATATCGCGTTCACCTTAACGGCGTGCTCGAGCACGCGTCGGCGCTGGTCCTGCGTGAGCGATGCGACCTCGGCCAGGACGCGCAACGCGTGAGTGCGGACCTCGTCCTTACTGAATTGCGATTGCCGCGGGCGCTTGACCCCGAGCTTTTGCCGCGTCGCCGCGGGGAGGTCGTCGAGGGTAAGTTTTTTCGTGCTCATTTGCCCGACTCCTGCGCCATCGTTGCCGCGATGCCGTCGGCAATTTCCGCGGCGTCCCAAAAGTTAAGGCACGGCTCGGCCCCGCCCATGTAGAACTCGCCGCGCTCGGATTCGGTCGCGGGGAAGTAAATATGGCCGGAGAGTTCAACGACGACGGCGTAGTAGCGCCCGCCGCCCTCGGCCTTGTGCCCGAGGACGCTGCCGTTCCAATGGAGGCCGCGCTCGTTGAGGCTCTTTGCGTGGATCGCGACGCTATCGAAAACCGCGACGGCGTCGGCGGGCTTAACGTGATGGTCTGTCATGGTCTGAGGCTCTTTCGTTTAACTGGTGAATCGGAGCCCGATCATAACATTGTGACTACGATAACAAAGTTACCGCTCGTCGGGTCAAACGCGCCAGGTCCAACAGCCAATTTGCGAATGGAGCGGGGGTTCTCTCGCGGTCGTCGTGCGTGAGAGTCGGCGGGCCGATGCAGTCGCGCGGTTTGCGGATGCAGCGCGCTGGCCGTCCCTCGCGCCGCGGTATCGGCGGCAAGTCGGAGGGTGCAACGCCGACGACGTAGAGCCATGTTGGTTTACGCGCCTCGTGCCCGAAGTCGAATTGATCCACGGCCAGGGTCCAGCCTCCCCACTCGTCGGCGAACTCTCCTGGCCGCGGCAGGTTGCAGCGCTTCCACAGCGACGAGTGAGCCGGATGTTCGAGCACGCCGCCGCAACGGCGCACGAGCCCCAGCGCGTGAACGGCAAGCGCTTTCTCCTGCGCGTCGCCGCGGGCGAATGGCCGCAGGCGTCCCCACATTCGACAAGGCGGATGCGCCACGACGGCAGAGCCCCCGGGCCAGCGCAACGCGTCGCGCTCGAGGTCCCAAACATCCGCGCCCGGCAGGCTCTTGTAAACGCTATCGGAGCGCGCAAACAAAACGGCGACCGTCTGCACGACGAGCCCCGTTAAACCGCTTTGAGTTGCGCGCCGCTCTCGGGCGGCTCGGCCTGCGCGGCGAGTTGCCCGCGAATGTCCTCGATGAGCGCGTAGACCTCGAAGTATGGGCGCTGGCCGAGCGTATTTAGGATGTACTCGAGGCGTTGCGCCGACAGTTCGACGGGGTAGCGCCTTTCGCTTGCGTCGGTCATGGTGGCCCCTTCAATCAGCGGCGACTAGAAAGCCCTCAAAGTGGACCTTGTCGATACCCGGTAGGGTCGTTTGCGTGCCGCCGCTGTTTTGCGTCATGAACAGTTCCGCATAGTCGGTCGTGCCGTTCATGTAGACAAGTCGGAACGCGGGCATACCGGAATACTGGCCCGCCGTGGAGTTGATAACGCCCGCGCCCGCGCCGACTCCGTTTTTGTAAACGGACGCCGACGTATAACCGCCCGCAGAAAAATTGCCGCTGACGACGCCCGCGAACCAATACCAGCCGGGCACGTTGGGCGTGTAGCGACTGAGCCCCGTGTCGTAACAGGAGGCGTTGTCGTACTCCTCGTTAGGCATCAAAACTTTGATGATCGCGCCGTTATTAATCGACTGCGCCGCGCTCTGATAGGCGCTAAACGTGGGGACCTTGAACCTCGCTTTCACGACGCCGGCCGCATCGATGGTTAAGAGGTCTTGTGTCGTCGCCCCCGCGTTGCCGCGCGCCATCGTAAAGGTCCCGTCCTTGTTGGTGCGAATAACGAGGTTTTGCGTCGCGGTCGCCGAGGCTCCCACTTGGACAGCGTCGGTCAGCGACAGGCCCAGCGCGCCGAATTGAGCAATCGAGGTCCCGCCGCTGACGACGCCAAGCCCCGCGACGACGACGCGACCCGTTGCGCGGTCGATAACGAAAGGCGAATCGATAACCGCGCCCGCGTCCGTATAGCGCCGGATTTGAAAGAGACTGCCCGCGTTAGCGCCCGCCTCCGCGGTCCCTTCGCCGAGGATCAGGTCCCAGCGCGCGAGCCCGCCCACTTGCCCCAGCAGCCGCGCGATATGGGCCGTCGCGCCCGCGTTGCGGTTCAAGATCAGCGCGGGGTCGGCGTTGCTAATCGTGAGGTTGCCCGTAAACGTGCCGCCCGCGGGCGTGACGGGAGGCAATGCGCTGTTGAAAACCGGGAGCCATCCGGTATTCGGTGAATCGCGCATTTTCAGCACGCCGTTAGCGCCGCTGGAGGTGTCGAGCCAGAACATGCCGGGCGTTGTGTTCGGCGGCGCGGTGGCTCCCGAATTGTTCGTGTGCTCGGCGTCGGCGAAACGGTTTAGAACTTGCGACAGCGCCGTCCCGCTCGTCGTCGTCGGGTCGATTGGGAAGTCAGCCGCCAGGATTTGAGACATAGAAAGCCTCCGTTAGATTGATGCAGCGCTACGCCGCCCGTAGCCCTGCGCTTGAATATCGATAACGCCCGCGCGTGCCGTCTGCGTTGCAGAGTCGACCAGCGTAACGCGGAACCCCTCCGCAGTCTTCCCACTCACGCGCGCAACGAGCGCCGCTGCGCTGCCGTTGATGGAAATGGCGACGGCCTCGAGCACGCGGAACGCCACCGGGAAAACAAAATCGAGCCCGCTCGCCGGGACGATTACGTCGCCGTAGGAGTCGACGCGGTCGGACATATCGACCTCGATAAGCCCCGAGGTAACCGCGACGCGAACCCCCGGGTTGTAGCTTTTGAGGTAAATGCGGAACTGGAAAATTTGAGCCGTGAAGTCGCCCACCATAAAGGGACGCCATGCGGACCATTCGCTTTCTTCGCCGGCCGCGAGAACCGTAACCGCGGACAGCGTCGACCAGTCGGACATTACCGCGAGCGCGTCGCTCGTGCGGACCTCCGCCCATGCCTCACCCAACTCCGACGACGACGCGCTCGCCAGGACGGCAACGTCGGCCAGGGTTGGCCAGGTCGCCATATATTCGTGCTCGCTAACCGCGTAGGCCGCGATTTTCGAGGCGAGGCGCGCCTCGTAAACGTCGCCGAGGTCGACCGTCTCCTCGCAGTAATAAATACCGTCCGGGTAGATGTTCGGGAACTCGCCCTCGCTCTGTACCTCGTTGCCCACCACGACCGCATGAGAGCGAGCCCCGGCCCATGCGGGCGATTCGTACAGGTCGTTAACCGTCTCGATGACGTTTAGCCGCGGCAGGATCGCAATGGTCGTGCGCCGCCAGACTATCGGCGAGACGTTGCCCGAGGTGTCGACGACGCGTACACCATACGCGCCCGTTCGCGCGCCGACGCTCGTTTTCGTCGTCGGCCATGCGACCGTGGCGAGAACTTGCGCCGCGTTCCAGTCGGGGTCGCCGAACGGCGAGATATCGGGCGTGTAGCGCAAGAGGTAATGCGCGATATCCGGCTCGTCCGGCTGGGTCCAGAAAACGTCTATGCGCTCGCTCTCGATGTTGAGCCCCATCGTCGAGACGGGCGCGGGGTTCGAGCGGTCGAGGTCTAGCGACAGGCTCACGTACGACGCCAGTCCCACCGAACCGTTGCCGGCGACGGGCGTAACCTCGAATTGCAGGAGCACGCCGAACAAATCTAACTCGCGCAGCGCGTCGACGGTCCAAACGTAGTTCGTTGCCGTGACGCCGCTTGCGAGTTGCCGACGCTGGCCCGACGGCGAATAAACGGCAATGTCGTAATGGTCGAGGTTCCAACCGGAGACGCGCCACGTTAGCAAAACGTCGACGCGCGGCTCGCGCTGCACGTAGTAGAGCGTTTGCGTTGCGAGGAGGTCGATAACCGCGAGGTCGGTCCCGTTGACGAGGTCGGTCCCGAGCGTCGGGTCCCATTCGGGCAACTCGCCGATATCGGCTTGATAGACCTCGGGGACATACTTCACGAGGACGACCGCGGCCGTCAGGTCGGAGGCCGGGGATATCGACTGGACGAGGTAAGGCGCGGTCGTGCGGTTCAACGGGCCGAGGACGATCAAGTCGTCAGGCTCGGCCTGCGCGTTGCCGTCCAACTCGAACAGCCCGCCGACTTGCGAGAACAAAACCGCGCCCGTGCGGATCGCGCCGTCGGCGTTGCGGATCGTGTAGCCGGTAACCTCGACCGCGGGCTCTATCTCACAGTGGACGACTTGCCCGCCATTGGCCCCGGGCGCAGCGTCAACGCTGGACACTCGCGTCGGGATGCCGCCGATCATCGGAACGTCATGCGCGACGAGGACGAGGTCGCCGCGTTGCAGGATCAAGTTTTCCGCGTCGAGCGTAAGCGAGAACGTCTCGGAGCGTTGCAGCCCCTGCGCCAGCATGTAACGGCCGTAGGCCCAGGCGTGCGGGTAATCGGTAATGCCGAACGTGTCGAGCCGCTCGAACTCCTGCGCGTTCTCTTTCGAGTAGCCGTCGGCGTAGACGATGACCTCGTCTCTCACGTAATTAACGTCGCGGTTTACGAAGTTCACGCGCAGCGCGTGAGGGCGAGCCGTGAACGCGCGACCGCCCGAAAAGCTCCACGAGTTTGCCGGCGTCAGGAGTTGCCGCGGCGTCGCCTTTTCCTCGTCGACGAGGATCGCCCACTTACCCGCTCCGGTCAGCGAGAGCGACGCGCGAGCCCCCGCGAGGATTGATTCGACGAGGTCTTTAATCGTCGTGAAGGAACTTACGACCGTGTCGCAGGTATACGCGGGCGCGGTAAATGGCATCCCGTTTGCGAGCCAGTAGCGCGGCGCGTCGCAAACGTCCGCAAAATGCAACCACGACGGCCAATCGATTTGGTCGTAGGACAGCGGCCTCGGGTTCTTTTCGGAGGTGAGGATATCGAGCGCTATCCATGCGGGGTTACGCGTCGGCTTGGGCGTGAACGCGACGCCGTCGGTTGTCGTGGGGAGGATTGAGGTCGCAATCGCGGACAGGTTTTGAACGACGCCCGAGAGCTTGTCGGTTGCAACGACGCGCATCTCGAGCATGGTATGGCGCAGCCGCGGCTGCACGGGCGCGCCGGTCTGAAAACTCCGCAGGATGCCGACGACGGCCTCGTTAACTTGCGCGGTAACGGTGCCGTAGGGGGAGTCTTTCGTCGAGGAGTCGCTGCCGTCGCTCGAGCGGTCAACGCGGCGAATCTCCAATTCGTATTCCCCGGCTGAGGGGAATACGTAGGCGACGCGCAACCATAGCGGCGCGGTGCTGAGAGAGCGCATTCTCACGCTTACCTGCGCGAACCAGTCGTAGGGGTCGCGCCCCTCGAGCGCGCCCGATTCGGTGAAGTGTTGCCAGCCGCTACGGTGGCCCGGGTCCTGCGCCACCCAATTGGCTACGTCAGGATAGCGGGCGAGATAGATAGCCTCCTCGAACGGCGCGATTTGATGCCATACCCACGGGGCCGCGTTCGGCGACGGCTTGGCCGAGGTCGGTATCGGCGAGGAGGAGTTAATAAAAAACCAGCCCCCTACGTTGTAGTCGATGCCAGCGCCGCCCGGGTCGTAGAACGTCGCGAAGTCGTAGTTGTGCAGGCGTTGCGGCGTTTCGTATAGGTCGTAGTCCTCATTCAACGCGCCCATAATCTGCACGCGAACGCCGGGGTTACGCGACTCGCGCGAACCGATGCTCTCAAAATGATTAGTCGCGCTACGGGTCCACCCCGCGCGCAAAATTTCCGGGTAGCGCACGAAGTAAGAGCCCTCGTCGATTGGCCCGTTCGGGTAGTAGAACGTGAGGTAGGGATTCGGCTTGGCGTCGGTGTAGGTGCTACCCGGGTCGGTGGCATTGCTCCAAGCGGTCGCGGCTTGCCGCATGATGGCGGGCGAGGTCGTCGGGTCGTAGGGAACTGGCCCGCTAGGCATGTAGCCCGGGAGGTCGAACGTGAGCGTTTTCTCGTTCGGCGGAGCGGCGTATTCCGTCTCGGCTCCCAAATACCAATCGATAGGCGCGCCCTGCCAGTCGGTGTCGCCGAGCCGACGCCAGCGCGCATAGAGCAACGCGGTGTACGGGACGGCCCCATCCTTGCCGACCTGATACAGGCCGCGGGGGAATTGAATATCGAGGTTCGCCCGGACCGTGTCGGGTTTCGTGCGTAAAACGAGCGGCTCGTTTTGCTGCAACTGGTACGTGTACTGGTCGTAGCCAATGCGGTCGGAGTTCAGTTGCAAGTCGCGACAGAGCGAGTCTTGATGCAGGACTAACTGCGGCGTGAATTGCTCGATTGAAACGTCGCCGATTTTCAATTCCTCCACGAGCACGTTGCCGAGGCCGAAGTCGTAGAGCGCGGAGAACTGAGAAACCGTCCCGAGGTTGTCGACGTTCGGGTTCGCCGCCAGGAGCGGCATTACCTTATGCCGCCCGTAGACCACGAGGCACGGCGAATACGGCGCGGCTTGGTTGCTCTGCCCCGACAGCGTGTAGGAGCGCGCCATATCCACGCCCGCGGCCCCTCCCGTGTTGATCGGAGGCGGGCGGATCAGCGCGGAGACGGCCATCGCGGCGACCATCGTCCCGGCAACGCCGACGGCCGAGACGAGGCCGGGCAGCGCCGCGGACGCCGTCGCGCCCGAGACGCCATACAGCGCACCCACTAGCTCCGGTGCCCAATAGGGCGCGAAGTAGGCGACGACCAGCGTAAGAACCGCGCCGAGGATTGACTTTGCGCCGCTGCCCGCGGGCACGACGGCCAGGAGCAACGAGTCGCCCGCGCGCAGCGTAAACGACGCGTCGACGACTTCGGTCCCGTGAATGAACGCGCGAACGTGGGGCCGCAAGTCGGCCGCGATATGCCGCTCGAGGACCGCGGCCAGGGTCTGACCTGGCGCAACCATCAGCGTTAAGCGCTGGCCGTCGAGCGTGAGCAAACGCGCGGGCGTGAGGACCGCAGGCTCAATCAATGCGAGAGCGTTTTGCATAGGTGATAGCTTCCGGCGTGTCGGTGCAGCCATTCGGGAGCGAACAGGCTCTCGACGCAACTATTGCGGCCGGGGAGACTGTGTAAAAACAGGTGCCCCGCTATGTGGATGCCGCAATGGGTCGCCACGCCCGCGATTCTCAGGATATGCACGGTGCCCGGCAAATAAGGCGCGCCGACGCTTTGCCAGTAGAGCGCGCCCGTCTCGCGTCGGATCAATTCGCCCGCGGTCGCGACGAGGTCGCCGTCCGGGTAGAAGTAGCGCGGTAGATCGAGGCCGAGCGCGTCGCGCGCATAGAGCACGCAAACTCCCCAGCAGTCCGCCCCCGCGTAGTCGGTGCCCCGCTCCGCGTAGGGGATGCCGACGAACTTGTCGAGCGTAACCATGCGAGCGCCTCAACGGAACAGCGCCGGGAAGTAAGGCGGGGTGTACGCCTCCGCGGGGAACGCCTGCGTTAGAAAGTTATCGAGCGCGAGCGTGCCGCCGATGGTGATGGCGTCGTAGGTAACCTCGGTCAGGCGTAGAAACGTCAGCGACTTTTCTACCGTGTCGGGGTAAGCGGAGGTGATTAGCTCGACCTCGATTTTCGGCGGCTCGGCCGCGCCGCGGATGTAGTCGACGAGCGATTGGTCGACGTTCGACAGGTTAAGAGCGACCTTGGGCAACGTCTCGCTATCGTCGGCGGGCAGCGTCAGCGCGAACGGGAACGGTTGATAGGTGATGCCGCGCGAGACGACGGGCTCCGAATTGTTCACCAGCGCGACCGCCTCCTCGCCCGGTGCGGTAATGCGTAGCAGCGCCAGCCAGACGACCGGGGTCGCGCTGGCCGTCAGGCTCGGGACGTTGACAGCGTCGACCATTTCATAGGCTCCGCCATTGCGGCAACTGCTCGAACTTGCACGTTACCGTGAACGCAACGCGCTCCTGCGTCGGCCATGCAATCGTGGGCGGACCCGCGAACCGCGCGACTATCTCGGCGTTGTCCTGCGGGCGTTTGATGCGCGTCGGTATCGTGCCGCTGGCGCAATTGATCGAGTACCAGTCACGAAAATCCTGATACAGCGCCGCGGGGAGCATTACGGTTGCGTCAATCAGCAGCGACGCGTAAGTCGTGCGCCGCCGCGTTTTGCCGAACCCCGCGAGGTCCGCGTCGGAGCGGATCGTGTTCGGGGCTTCCGTCTCGTCCCACGTTGCGAAGCATCCGTCTAGCGAATCGGGCCGCGCCGCGATTGCAATGGTAGCCATGGTGCCCCCTTACCCGGGTTGACGCGTGACGCCGTAGGACGCGCGCATCGTTCTATCGAGTGACCCGTCCGTCATCAGCGCGCGGACCTTTCGCTCGATCAACATATCGACCACGCGCGAGCCGTCCGCGTTGTCGGTCGTGCGTTGCGAGACGGTCGCCTCCGTGTAGTTTTGTACGTTGATCGTGACAGGCGACGCGGCGACGCCGAGGTCGCCGCCACTGGAGCGGCGCAGCGGGACGACCGCCTCGGGACCGGCCTCGGCAGCAACAGCGGGGCCGCGCGCCGTCGTAAAGAACGTGGGCGAGGTCAGGATGCCGCCGCGTGCCATGAACTGCACGCCGGGCGCGTTGAACGCTGCGCCGTTCGCCGCCGCAGCGGGCGTGCCGAAGAAAGAACCGAACGCGGCGAGAACTTGTTTTTGTACGATGAGTTTCGCTATTGACTTGATAGCGTTTTCTATGAACTCCGTAAACGACTGGTCGGCCTCGCCGATGCCGTCGATTAGCGAGTCGGTCCAATTGGTCGTCGCGTTTAGGAGGCTCGTCTCGATTGTTTTCGACAGGTCAGCCGCGGCGTCGTTGGCGTTCTTAAACGCCTGCGGCGTGTCTTTCATGAGCTTTTTGAAAACCTCGCCGGTTATCTCGCCGTTGAAAACGAGCCGCGCGAGTTCCGCGTTCCACGCCTCCGATTCAGTTTTGGCCTGCTGAAACTGTTTGATCGCCTCGGCGACGCCGGCCTCCGTGCTCGTCGTCGCCAGCAGTTTTGCGTATTCCTTTCGCAGAGCCGCGATAACCTTTTCTGCCTCCTCGCCGCCGCCCTGCAACTCGATCATGCGGCGCGCCAGAACGTCGAGTTGATCGGCAACGGGCAATTGCGCGCGTGCCGCCTCCTCTAGCGTGTTGACGTATTTGGTTAGCGCGTCGGGCGGCTTGATCTGGTCCAGGAGTTGTTTAACCGCTTTGAGTTTCTCCGCGCCCTCGGGTCCCGCATCGCCGAGCGCGGTTATGAGTTGCTCGAGGTACGCGACCTTCGGCGCTGCCAGGTCGACCGCCGCCATAGCGGTCGTTACGCTGGCTTGCCACTCGACGAACGCGTCCTTTGTTTTCTCCGCGGTTTTGCCGGCTTTGAGGAGATTCGAGTCGAGCTTTTTTGTTTGCTCTGTAGTTTTCGCCGACGCGCCGGCCTCGAGCACGAGGTAATGATTTAGGTCGCTCGCCTGCTTAAGCGTTTGCTTGTTGAGGTCGTCGAGTTGCTTTTGCAGGTCGACGTATCGTTTCGAGCGCTGGATGGCGGCGCGCTCCTCCTCCGTTTTCCCACCCGAGAGAACGAACCGCATTTTTTCGCGGATGTTCTCCATGTTCGCGAGGTTGACGTTGAGGCTGTCTTCCAGATTCGAGCGGGCCGTCCCGAAAAGCGTTTCGTAGAACGTGACGAACGCGCCCTCGAACAGGCCGAAGTCCTGCGCGTTCTTCACGAGCTTTTCCGATAGCTTCGTGAGCGCGGGCAGCATGTAGTTAACCAGCGCGATGCCGGTTTGCTTGGCGTTGCGCGCGAGCCGCTCTAGGTTGTCGTTAAAATCCTCGGCCTGCTTTGCCGTGTCGGTCCCGATAACCTGCCCCATGCGCCTCGCCTCGTCCGTCATGCTCTTAATTCCGGCCGAGCCGGAGTTAAGCAGCGGGATCATTTGCGAGGCGAGTTTTTTGCCGAACAGTTCAACGGCAAACGCCGTTTTTGTAGCGCCGTCGGGAGCACGCGAGAACGCGTCGGCGATTTTGTCCAGCGCGGTCGCCGCGTCGTCGCCGCCCGTGACGCCGAACGAGCGGAGAATTTTTGAGGCGTTGTCGGTGCCCTCGGCGACGTTGCCGATTTTCTCGTCGAGCGTAACGAGCGACTTCGTTAGTTGCTCTGCGCCCACCCCCGCGAAGTCGGCCGCGTATTGCAGGCCGGAGAGTTGCTCGGTTGTCAGGCCGATACCCTGCGCGGTTTTGCTCAGGTCGTCGAGTTCGTTTATCAGGCCGCGGACGCCGTTAATTGCGCCGCGAATGCTCTCCTCGACCAGCAGGAAAACGCCCGCGGTTTTCAACATGCCGCCGAAGTCGGAGAGCTTCTTACTTATGCCCTCCATTTCCGTGCCAGCGCGGTCGCTGGCTTTCGTTAGCTTGTCTATCTCGGCGACGGCTTTTGAGGTGTCGGCGAGGTAGCGAACAATTCTGGTGAGGTCGTCGGCCATGGCATTACCTCCGCCGACGGCCCAGCCGCGGGGTGATGATGAGATACGCGGAGCGCTTGCGCTTGGAGACTTCGCCCGCAACCGGGCGCGCGTCGGTGTAGCGGACAGAAACGTAGTAGGGGGCGAACAGCGGATGCCGCTGCGCGCGGCGCGCGGCGTATTCGAGGAACCCGAACTTATCCAGCTTGGGCGGGCCGTGCGCGTCCTTGCCGCCGCGAACCTTGCGCTTGAGCGTGATGCGCGCGCCGCGCTCGACGTACGCGTTTACGACGGTCGCATAAGGCACGTTCTCGGGCCTGAGCGCGAGATAGTCGCCGGGGCCCAGCGGGATGCCGCTGCCGCCTACGGTTGGCATCGGTCCGCGCGAGTAGAACCAGCGCCAGTTAGACAGGTTCGACAGGCGACCGCTGCGCTGCGTCGTGCCCCGCTTGATCGCGCGGGCGAGTTCCGCCTCGACGATGGCGAGCGCGCGAGCCTTGATAGCGGAGCCGAATGTAATGTCGACCGTGCGGACCGCCTCGCGCAGCGGCTTGCCGCGGCTCTTGTCGATAACAGCAATCGTCGGCGGGTTCTCGAGCCGGATTTGATTGGCGACCTCGAGCGCGGTGTCGGATCGCATTAACTCGATAACTTGATTGCGCGCCCAATTGGTTACGTCCTTGGTGATGACCCCGCGGGCCGAGCCGTCGCCCCTGGCGACGACGGTTTCCGTTGTTGGGACCGGGACTACGCCGATCATGTTTGCGTGCCTCCTGCGTCATCCCGACGCGTTCTAGGGGCCTTGCCGGGCGGGGCCTTGCCGATTGCGGCCAGGAGTTGCGCGCCCGCGTTTGGGTCGTCGGTGCGAACCTCGCCGCGAGCCCGTCGCCTACTACGGTCGGCATCGTCGGCGCGGTCGGCGAAATAGTCCAACCATGAGAGCCACTCGGCGAACGTGAGAACCTCGGCGAGTTCTCCCACGGTGCGCCCGAGTTCGAGCGCTAGGTCGTGCATACCCCGCTCGAGCGGGGTTAAACGTTTCCCGAGGGGTCCTCCGCTTTGTCGTCGCTGCGCCCGTTGAGTTCGACGAACGCCTCGAGCAACGCGTTATAGGTCGTCGCGCCGAGGTCGAGGACGGCGTCCCCGAGCGGCGTCGCGTCGCCGTTGAAAACCGCCGCGCCCATCATCGCCGCGACGCGGGCGTTATCGGCCTCGGGGTAGTTGCGCTGTACCTCGAGAATCGAGCGCATGGTTAGTTCGCGGACCGTGAACTGTCCGACCGTGCGCTCGCGCAGTGCGGGGAGCGTCATGGCGTCGCCTCGAATACGTGTTCGGGTTCGGTCGTCAGCGTCGCCGTCGCCGTCCAGGCCATGCCGCCATCGCCCATGGGGATATCCCACGTAATGCCGGCCATGATGACCGTTTGCACAATCTCCCCTTGGTCCTGGCCGAGGACGACGGTTAGGACGCGTTCCTTTGCATCCTTGACCGCGGCGTAAACGGCCGGGTAGGCGGAGTCCTGAACATCGATGTAACCCGTTAGGGTCATGGTCCCGGCCGCGCCCGCGGTGGCGGGGAGCGTCGCCTTTGGGTCGCAGTAGGTTCCGACGCTCACGGTCCCGGGCGTCTCGAGGTTGTACGTCAGAGCCGACAGGCATAGCGACTGCATCGTCGCGGCTTCGTACGTCTCGATTACGGGGTCGCCGCTGAGCGTGCCTACGCTGCCGGTCGTGTCGCTGCCGACTAGCTCGAACGTGCCGACCGCGGCGTTAGCGGTCGTGAAAAAACGACCATCGAGTTCCGGGAAGCCCGTGCCCTCGCAGTAGACGACCGCGCCGTCGGCGGGAGGCGTCGGCGCGCTGACGACCGCGGGCGCGGCCTTTGTAATCGCGGTCGGAACAATCTCAGTCGGGGCCGTCCCGTCGCTGAGATAGATTCGGACCTCGCTCGAGGTTTTCGCTTTGGCGGGCATGGTGGGGCCTCCTAGGTGACATAGAGGTAATCCACCGTCGCGCTAAGCGTGAACCATCGCGCCGCGCCGGGTTGCGGGAACTCGTCGAACGCGCCCGCCTGCGTCAAGGTCAACAAGCCCGCGGGGTCCTTGTTTGCCATCAACGCCGCGAGCGCGGCCTCCGCCTGAGCGAGCGCGCCAGCGTCGCCGCCGCCCGCCTCGCTCAAAACTACAAAATCGAATGTTCCGCGCTCGTGCTGACCTTGGCAATAGTCGGCTTGCGCGCGGGCCGTCGTGACGAAAACGAGCGTCGACCAAATCCGTTCGGGCGGATTCTGCTCGCGGTTGACCGTGTCGTAAAACGGGATCGCGAGCGCGCCAGTCCATTGCTTCACGAGTTCGCGAACGTACAGACTCGACACCTTACGCCCCCTTGCCGCGGACGTAGCAGGTCCAAGCTACAGAGACGTTATCGACCTGGCGGTTTACGACGGCCTCGAACCCGTAACGCGTCTCGGCGTCCGGGTCGACTTTGTCGAGGACGAGCGTGTCGAATTTGCGCGGGGGATTCGTGTCGAACTCGGCGCGGTGCGGCAGGGTGATGATTAGCGCGCCGATGCCGTAGGCGTTGACGATTGCATCGTCGCGCGGGCCAGGATGGCGCAGGAGGAACCGCACGGCCGAGGGCGTATAGCCCGGGTCGCTCGAGCGCACGAGTATCCCGTCGGTCCCGCCCATGGCGAGAGCGCGCTCGAGATTGGCGATTACTTCGGCGGGGAAGTTCACGCGCCACCTACGACCGTTTCGGCCCGGTACGGATCAAGCGCCGCGATTGCGCTGGCGGGCATGAGCCCCCACGCGCCGCCGTCGTGCCCGCTCGCGTTGCCCTTGCCGCTCTCGGCATAGGTCAGGCTCATGCCGTCGATTGAGAACGAGCGCACGGCCCCGGGCGAGACGTTCGCGCCGCTGGCCGCGCCCGCGCCCGGCGTCGCCAGCCAGACCGCGTCGAACGTCATCCATAGCGCGAGTTCAAGGTCCGCGGGCAGGACCTTGTATCCCCCTTCGTATGCGACCTCGAGCGTCGGCGTGCCGGGCCAGGGGCCAGACGGCCAGCCGCATCCCAGCATCACAATCCCGGCCTCATGTTGCAGCGCGTAGGGCAGCAACTCGCCGACGCCGATCCACAGAACCGACAGGATGCGCGCGACCGGGTAGCGGCGCAGGACCAGCCGCGGCGAGGTCGGGCGAAAGAACCGCGCCGTCTCGGCATTGAAGTAAAACCCGCGGTCGCAATAGCGCTCGGCCAGCGCGAGCGCGCCGTTAAGCGCCGTCGTTATCGCGGCGTCCTGCGCCCCGTCTGTGATGCCGAGGCGCAGCTTTGCGGTCGCGAGGTCGAACATTGCCGCGCCCTAGTCGTCGGGGTTCGTCGGCATCCGCAACGCGTTGCTATCCGGGCTCGCAGAGCGAACGGGAAGCGCTTGCAGCGCGACGCCAGCGCTCGGGACCGCGGGATACCAGACGCCCGCCACGTAGACCTTAAGCACGGGCGCGAGCGGGTCCGTCGTGTCGGCCCATAGGTCGCCCTGCGCGGCGTAGCCCGGTGCAGCGGGTCCGACGTAGGCCGGGCCGATGTTGTCGACGGTATCGGGGAACATGGGGCTACCTCCCGAGGTTGATCGTTGCGCCGCAGAACAGAACGCAACTCGGCAAAACGACGAGAACCTCGACCTCCTCGCGTGCGCTTTGCGTCGTCGCGCATCCTGCGGCGAGCAACGCGGCAAGGCAAACCATGCAGCGCATTACAGCGAGTAACCGCTCAGCAGAAACGACAGGGTCGCGAACGCGAGGCCCGCGGCGACAAAGGGGAACGCCTGCGGAACGCGCGGGATCGCGGCGAGCACGAACAGCACGAGCGCGACGATCAGGCATAGCAGGGAGAACGTTATGGGCATGGCTCTAACCTCCTAGCGCGGCAATGCGCGCCTCTAGCGCTTTGATTTGCGCGGCGAACTCGTCGAGGAGCGGCTCGAACAGCGGCGCGAGGTCGCATTCGATCAGGCGGGCCGCGCCGCCGCGCTCGCGAACGCTGATAGCCAGCGTTACCCCGCGCGCCTCTATGTGCTCGATGCTCGAGCCGTCGCGCCCGGGTCGACCGTCGGCACCGTCCGCGCCCGGCTCGCCGCGCTGGCCTTGTTCGCCCTTTGCGCCGCGGCCAGCGAATACCCGCGGCCCGTCCTCGCACTGGACGAACGTGCCGAAGTCCTTAACGAACAGGTCGCCGAGCGTGTACTCGTGCGCGGCATCAAACGCGCCCGTGAAGTGAAAGCCAGCGCCGCCAATGCGCCGCCAGTCGTCCGGGTTGCCGTAGGGCTCGGCCGCGGTATCGCGGGCGGCTTTGTAGAACTGCCCGAGGTAGGCCGAGACGACGGTCCCCTCGCGGTATACGCCCGGTGCCCATTGGCGGCATTCGATACCCGCGCCCGCTTGCCCTGGCGGGCCAGCCTCGCCGCGCTCGCCCGCCTCG